GATTGGAGGAGCGGCTCTTTCTCGGCGAGCAAAGCCGAGAGTCCGTCAACGTCGGCGATGGTCGGCGCCGCCTCTTTCGCTATCGGGCTCTCTATTCGAGAAGACCCGTCGGCATACTGAAGTGTTACCGTCGTGGAAGTCGAGCACGTAGCGTAGAGCCTGAAAAACACGCGATGCGAGCGCGATGCAACTGCCCTCTCGGAAGACGTAGCTAGCTTTTGGGTAACCGCAAACGTGGTGTTGGTGAAGGTGTCCGTGGTCCAATTGAACCACTGGGCATATCCGCCAGACCCATCCGTGTCCCAGACCTCTACCCTGATTGCTGCACCGTTGGCGTTGACTTTGGCGTTCAGTTTCGCCAGCCACGCCCCTCCTGGCCACAACATTCGGTTTTCGTAGTCCGATGTTTCACCCGCGAAGAATTCAGCGATGAGCCCATCGCTCCCGGTTGAGCACACGGCAGAAGACGTTGCGGCGGTGCTCGGCGAAAACGTTCCCCATCGGTAGAAAACCGGCCCCTCGCTGGTGTGCAGGAAGTACGTCCCGAGCGGGTCGAAGTCGATTGTCCCATTTGCAGCCACGATGCCCGTGCTTGTTCCCGTCGCCGTGTACTTTGGAATCTGACCAGAAGATCCAGGGACAGATGGCTGCGCGCCTACGTCGGCCGCGGTGATGGTCTTGGCCGAGATGGTCCCGTCAGTGCTGGACTGGTAGAGGAATTTGTTGACGCCTCCGCCGGGGAGAGTCTTGACCGCGAGACCTCCGGCAATGGTCAAAGTACCAGCGCTCAGCCTCATTTCCTCGGCGTATCCCGATCCGTCGTAGGCGGCGTGGCCCCATGTGAAAAGCTGTAGGCCAGTTGGGACCTGGAACCGGAGCGGCTCACCAGAGAACACGCCGATCCCTGATTTGTTGTAACTCCCGTCGTCGTACACAGAGAGCTTCAGATATCCGTAATTTGGCCCGGTGTTCAGCTCAAGCGGGAAGAAGAACTTGACGTCGTCTTGGTACGCGAGCGAATCACCCCACCCGCCGGCAGTCTTCTTGGTGAGGTGGTTCAGCGTGCCGGTGATGTTCGTCACGCCCCATTCTGTTCCGGTGCCCGTGCCAGATCCCGTGACGATGACCTGCGGGACATCGCCAGGTACCGCGCCTTCGGGCAGCGTCTTGATGGTCCGCCAGTACGCCCCCCGCTGGTCGGTGCCCGTGGGCATTTGCAGGACAGCTCCGGGGGCTGGGTTCTTCCCAAGCTGCTCGGGGAATACCGTTCCCACGTCGTCATCGATGACAGCCGGATCTCCCACCGCTGCCCAAACGAGCGGGACGGCAGAGACGACGGACACGATGATCGCGACGATGTGCCACGGTCTGATTCTTAGTTCTCGCTCTCTCATGAAGTAGGCTTCCTTCCCTGCTTGTAGAACCCGAGGTGCCACGCCCCGCCGATCAGCATCAGGTCGGCCTGCCCTTCGGGGTAGAACCTGATGGTCGACGACTTCGGATCGCTGAGCCCGCCGAAGTTCCCAAAGCTCATCCCGAGGAAGTCACCGGATGGGCTTTGGCCCTGGACGAGGTATCCACCGCCCACGAAGTACAACCGGTGCGACCGACAAAATCCGCCGGGCCACTGCGACGAATCTATGCGTTCGATGGTAACCTCGGTGGTCAGAATCGTGGTGTCGGCCGTCGGGTCGGGTGTGAGGTTGCCGCCCGAGAACGAAAGCGGGACAGACGCGAAGTCCTCGACGGACCGCCTGGGGTGGCACGACCTAGCAGCGGCTGCGACTTGCTCGGGGGTGAACTTGCGGCTTGCCGCCGTCAAAAGCTGGTGGTCGAGCGTGCCGTAACTTGCCGTTTCCACCGTGGTCTGCACGCGGGTCGTGTGGCCGGCATCGTTGTAGACCAGTCGGATCGTCACCTCGTTGGCGCTGTTGCTGTAGCCGTAGAAACAGGCGCTCAGAACATCCGACGGGTTGACCGCGAGGTCGGCGGGGATGGTCCCCTGGCACCTGTAGATGGTCGGTGACGTTGCGTGAATCGGCGGGCTGTTGGCGTAGGCGAAGTTGTGGTCGATGCCGAGGTTGGTGGAAAGAAGAGCGCGAATCTGCACCGTCGCCGCGGGGTCGTCGGAAACCACATAGGCCAGAAGTTCCCAGTTGACCACGCCCTTCTTGATCGTGCTGACCCCGAGGGTGTCAAACATCTCGAACACCGGAATCGCAAAGAGCGTTCCGCCGCTGGTTCCGCCCGGGATGGTCACAGAGGTTTCGCGCGTGGTCGTGCCGGCAAGGTGTACCTGGGTTCCGGTGAAAAGGTTGTACGTTGTGGTGCTGGCGTAGTCGGGGCGGTAGGCCAGGGTCTTGTCGGGCAGGCTCAGGATCTCCCAGTACCAATCCTCAAACTGAGCCCCATCGCCATCGACCTTGAACATGGACCCGACTTGCAGATCGTCCGCGGTGGGATGCAGGACCGCCTTGGTCGAACCGTCGCCGATGGTCTGCACCGTGCACATGCCGCCGTGCCAGACGTTGTCTGAGGCCCCCTGCCACATGGCCAGCCAAACGCGTTGGCCTTGCGATAGCGCGAAGGTCTGCGTCCCGTCTGGGGCAAGGCCATAGAGCTGGCCCACGGCCTTGTGCTCGTAGTCTCCGCTCTCCAAGACGTTGAAGAGTTCTGACTGCCCGGGGTCAAGCCCGCCCATGCCCTCCAGGGATTTGACGAAGCTCTTCACGGGGTCGAATAGGTCGCTGGCCTGAATGGATCCGGTGTAGAGCCACGACCCTTGCCCGGCCGGCGGCGTGACCGGGGCAGCGTTGAACCGAACCCGCTGGATCCCGGTCACTGGGTCAAAGTAGAGCTCGGGCGTGATGCTGGCGCTCGGTCCGGTCTTCTCTATCAGGCCGCCGGGCGCCGTCGGGTCGACGTTGCTGGCAAGCACCAGGTGGTCATCGCTTCCCGGGCTGGGGCCCGAGCCACCACCGGCCCTGCACGCCTCCAGAATCTCCTGCAGCTCGCGCTGTAGGTTCTCGCGCTCTTCCGGTGACGCCCGCTCGTAGTAGGCTCCCCATTCGTACCAGAAGCGCGCCGTGGCCAAGCGCATGGCCTCGAGCACTTCCTTGGCCACTGGCAGGCCGATCGGGGTGTAGCTCACGCGCCCCTCACCTGCGGCGAGAGAAAGCCGCCCGAGGCAGCGGCCTGAGCCTGGAACGCCGTCAACGCCGCGATGGCCTGGGCCACGCCTGGCCCCAGCGGTCCAAACGGGCCGACCGGGGAGCACAGCGGGGCCAGCAGCGAGAACGCCTGCTGCAGCCCCGCGAAGAGTTTGTCCTCGGCCGCCCGGTAGCTGGTGCCGTGGATGAAAGCCTCGGTGGCGGTGCGGCTTCCGAGGTTGAGCTGGTCCGCCACCAGCGACACCCGAACCGCATGGGTATCCCGATTCCACAGCGCCGCGAACGGCTTGTTCGGCTGGCCATCGTCCCACCCGATCAGCAGGTAGGAGCCGATCTCCACCTGGACCCGCAGGCCGGGCACGCCGTGCCGCAGGGGAATCTTCATCATGTCGGGCAGCCGAGGATCCTCGGGCCGCACGTCCACAAAGTCAGCGTCGCCGTTCTGGGCCAGCACCTTGGCCCGGTACATCGAGGCATAAAGCCCCATGGGGTCCTGGGCCGCTTGCATGCTTCCCCAGGCCGAAGCCGTGCGGTCAGTGTCGGCATCGTCGGCCGCCGCGAACATGACCGCAGTTCGGTCATTGGCCAGGTCGTGCTGGACGGTGTCCACGCGCCGGCCGTCGAGCAAGGTTCCGGGCAGCAGCGTGGGCAAGTCCGTGCCCACCACCGACGCCGCGTTGGCCCCGTCGAGCGTGATAGTCCGCGAGTCGATGCCCGAGTCGGGCCAGGCTTCGACGCCGATCCAAACGGTGCCATCGGCCAGGACGCGCCAGTTTGCGCCATTGCCCACCACCGCGCAGATCGCCGCCAGCATCGAGCCCGTGGGCGCGTCCATGGTATCCCAGGCTTCCAGCTCGGTCCCGAGGATGTCCGCGCTTGACGTGGTCGACAGCTTCTCGCCCGAGTCCCGCAGCAGGTCGGCCACAATGTGGCGCACGAGGGGCCGGTGGTAGTGCTTGGGACGGGCGTTCTCGCCGATCCCGCCAGCGCCGCCCACCAGCCGCACGTCGGTCATGCCGCCCACCAGCTCGGCCTTATGCACGGCTGCGGGCATCTCAATCCCGCCAAGTACCATGGTCAGGTGGTCGGGCAGCTCGTCGCGCTCGTCGACCTTCAGGTCGGCAACCCAGATCCCCGTGCGCGGAAGCACGATGTGACCCCCGGTGACGTTGCGGGTTTGGTCGGCGGAGAGCTTGAGCGTGATCATGGCTCAAGGGCCTTTGCGCTACTGCCGGGGGGCTTGGGCTTGCGCGCGTCCTTCTGTTCGATCGCCTTGTCGAAGGCGTTGGCCCCGCGGCTCGTTTCCTTCGTGCCCTTGGTCTTCTTGACCGCCGAGGGCTTGACCGCCGGCTCGGGCACGTATTCCATGCACTCGATGGTCATCCGACGGGCCCCGACGATCTCGCAGGCCACGAGGGGCGTGGGCTTTTGGATCACCACGTAGAAGATGCCCATCATGTTCAGGGCAGGGTTGACGATGGCCAGCGATCGCTGCTCGCCGATGATCTCGCCCTGGTCCTTTTCGACGGCCCTGACCTTGCCCTTGGCATCGCGCTGCACGTCCTGGGCATGGACCTTGAAGGGCTTCCGCCAGATACCGGGAAACACGTCCTGCAGGATGCGGAACTGCATCGGGGTCCATAGGGTTCCGGTCAGCGTGACGCCGGCCGGGAGGTAGCCGCGGGTGATGACCGCCGCGCCGTCGTAGCCGAGGGGCTTCTGCACGTCGAGCTTGATCGCCGGGGTCGCGGTGGCGGTCCAGATGCCGGGCAGCTTCCACTCGCCGAGCTGCACACAGTCCCAGGCGTTGGCCGCGTAGTCCTCGCCATCGACGCCGTGGGTGTTGCCCTGGGAGTCGACGCAGCCAGGATCCCAAAACGGCTCGTAGAACGCGCCAGCCTCGACCAGCGGGGAGTCCACGAGGCTTTCCAGGTCGATGGGCTGTCCTGCCCCAACGTCGTGGGTCTTGCCCATGAGGGCGTCCAGTTGCTTGTCTTTCGTGGACGCCATCTATCGCTTCCTCTTGGCACTCGCGGTGCCTTGGTGGAGTCCAGTCTTTTCAAGGGCCGCGGTCATGCCCTCCTGGGTGCCAGCCTTGACCGCCTCGCCCACTTCCTTGGGGGAGCCGGTGCCGCCGTTGACGTGCACGTGCACCTCGGCCTTGGCCTCAACTTTGGTGGAGTTGCCACCGCCGGCATCAGATGACCCGAAAGGCCGAAGAGGAGCCGCGCCGATCTGGAAGTCGACCACCGGCTTCTGGGTTGAACGCTCCACGGTGTTGATCGCAAGATCCGCCTGAGATTCGATCTCATCATCGCGAAGTTGTTTCGCCTCGGCGATCTTAAACAGGCGCTCGTTTAGCTCGCCCTTCTGGGCATGCTCGTCGAACTCTTTGCCCTTGGATGGGTTCAAGAGATCGAACACCTCACCCCCAAGCTTGTCCCCAATTTCTGGGAGCTTTGCGATAGCCTCCGTAACCTTCAGGGCCGCCGCGGCGACTTTGCTCAGCGGATCAATCCATGCGCCGAGCGACGACGCCACCCCGCCGATGCTCTTGGTGACCGCGCCCCAGTCGGTGTCCTCGATGAACGTCCCGACGGTGTCCATCAACCGCCCAAGTCCCTCGACCATCTTGCCGCCCTTCTCGCCGCTCGGGTCGAACGACTCCAGCAGCTTGTCGAAGGACTTTTCTATCTTGTCCATGCCCGGGCTGTCGGACACGGCCTTCATGATCTTCCGCGGCCACTCGCGCCAGTGGGTCAGCTTGGCGTCCAGGCCCTTGCCAGCGGAGACGCCGGCCTCTCCCAGGTTCTTGCCCGTCTTGCGCTCAAGCGCGCGAAGGACGGCTTCATACGCCTTGGCCGCCGGGATCGCCCCTTCTTCCAGCCCCTTCTTGACCGCGCCGGGCGACATGCCCAAAGCATCGGCCAGATCACCCACGACGTCCTTCTCACTGAGTCGCAGTCCGCGCAGGGCTCGCGCGTCCACCTTGCCCGTCATCTTCATCCGGGCCAGCGACGACATGGCCTCTTCGGCGCCCGCCATCTTGTCGGGGGCCATCGACGCGGCGTCTGCCATGGCCGCCATAGCATCCTTCCACTCCCGCCCGCGATACCCAGCGTTCAGCAGCTCACGCCCCCACGACTGCGTCTTGTCGTCGTTGAACTCGCTCAGCTCCCCCCACTTTTCCATATAGGCTAGCGCCTCGTCGGCTGCCGCTTTTCCGCCGAGCAGGTTCATCATGGACATGGATTCGCGCCGCTCGTCGGCCGCCACGTTGACCGTCTGCTTGATGACGTCGCCGACTTTGCGAATCCCATCCACTGCCATCTGAGCGCCCATCTCCAGCCCCTTGGCCCAGAGCTGACCGGCCACGGTGGCGTTAAAGATGTTGGACTTGAGCGCGCTGAACTCCTGCGCTCCCTGCGCAACCGCACGGTTTGCCTTGTCGGCAGCTTGCGCGGTCTTGTCCAATACGACATCGGGAGACGGCCCGCTGGTGCGGTTCTGCAGGTCGATTAGAAACTTGATGCCGTCACCCACAGATCACCCATTGCTGTGAGCCTTGGCAAACGCCACGGCAACCTTGGCGCACACGTCGAGATTGCTCAAAGCCTCGGCCAAGTGCAGACCGCCGGCATCGGCTGCTGACGACTCCTCCCCGCGGGCCCATGCAGTCAGGCACTCGGCCATCTGCACGAGGTTCCCGCGGGTACGCTTCCAGGCGTCTACAGCCGTTTGACTTTTTTTGCCTTGATGAGCCCGCCGAACTCGGCCAGCTCTCCCCCGAGCACTTCCACGAAGCCAGGCTGACGCTCGATGATCTTCTGGAACTCGTCAGGGGGCGGGTAGATGCAGCAGGGGACGACGAGAAGTTGCAGCGCCCGAGCCTTGACCTGGGCGTTGTTTTCGAGGGTCGCGGTTCGATACCGGAACCACTCGCCATCGGTCGGGCGGCGGAATCCAAAAGTGACGCCGATCTTTTCATCGTCATCCTCGTCGGGCATCGTGACCGTCAAAGGCCTGTAGGACAGGCCGGCGGCAGCCTTCGCCGCCAGGATTCCGGCCGTGTCTTTGTCGAGCCGCTGTTTTTCTTCGGGGGTCAGGTTCTGCTGTTCTTGGTCCATGGGCTACCTCTCCAGGGATGTTGGTCCGACCTACATGGCCGGTATTGCGATGCCTTCAGGCGTGAGCTGGAAGAACCCCGGCGAGAACTTTCCGCGGCCCCACGAGATCGCCATGATGTCGAGTTCAAACGTGACCGTGAGCGGGTCGGTGCCCTCCTGGCCGCCGGCCTCGGGGCTGTGAATGCGAACGCCCAGCAGCTTGTCACACACGGTCTGCAACGGATTGCTCGGCTCGCGGTACGAGACGGTGATGGGGAACGCCTGCTCGGCAAACCCGATCTTTCCGCCGGCAGCCGCGGCGGCCACCACGTCGACCATGATCTGGTCCCAGCCCGAGCGGTACACCTCCCACGTGCCGGTGGGCGCGGTCTGCCCACGGGTACGGCCGATCGGGCGGGAGCTGGTCCCGTAGATTTTCCCAATCTGCAGGGGGTCGCGGTACTTGAGCGACTTGGTGGCTACGACGTTCTTAATCCCGGCGATCTCGATCTCGACGGATGACCAGGAAAAGGCAAAGCCCGCAATGTCGGGATAGCCGAGGATATCGGAGAAGGACATGGGTGCTCCTTTAAGCGGCGAGCCGCGGGTTGACGAATCCGATCACGAGGTCAAGCTGCTTGCCGTAGCCCTTGGGCACGATGGACATCGCGAAGGACAGCGTGGAGTCGGACAACAGGTTGTTCTCAGGGTCGAGGCTGACCGTGACGCCAGAGATTTCATCCTTGGCGCTGCCAGGGGTTCCGGTCATCGCCGCCTTGATCTGGTCCTCAAGGTCGCCCGTGAGTTTCAGCGAGTCGGTTTGGTCGAGGTGGCCGGTCGCGGGGTCGATGCGCCAATCCCCGTTGAGTTTGCCGGTGAGGTACTGTTGGCCGATCACGGCCGCCCTGTTGGCCACTCGCACCCGTTGGATCTCGCTGAAGTCGCTGGTGGGCACGTCCATCGTGTTCCCGTTGGTCACGTAGTAGCCGGCAAAGCCCTGCAGGGTCCGCAGGGTCACGAAGCGCGAGCCGTCGAAGGTGTCGGCCACGGGGCTGCCTCCATACGCCGAGTATATGGCCTGCACGCCGGGGAGAGAGCCGTTGCCGTTGTCGACGAAGCCCGGGTGCGTGCTGTACTTGGTGGAAGCAAGGCGCGTGGTGTACGGCCAAGCCGCATTGCGCTTCATGAGCAGGCCGGTATCGCTCGAAGAAACGTCAGCGTCTCCGATGCAGACCTGCAGCTTGCCGTTGCTGCTGACCAGGTTCGCGAAGGCCGACTGAACCGTGGCGTCGGCCTCGACGGTCGGGCACTCGCTCACGCCCCAGATGTAGCGTAGGTATTCGGTCTCCGCGCCCTGCAGTTCACTGGACAACATGGTCGCCAGCGTGAGAGCAGCAGCCGCGCTCGCGGGCGTTCCCACGATGTGAATGCCCTCGAACTCGTAGGCGCTTTTCAGCGCAACTTCGATCGCCGCCTGGGCATCCGACGAGGTGAAGGCCGGCGGGGTCGTGGTGGCGATGTACGTGTCGCCCGAGACATAGGCCGCGTCCGAGAAAGCCAGCACAATGCCGGTCTCGGGGACCACGAACGATGCCGCGGTGGCGTAGGTGCGCGAGGTGTTCTCGCCGCCGTCCAACGAGTAGTTGAACTCGGCAGTCCCGCGGGCTCCGTCCTTCATGATCGTGACCTGCAACTGGTAGGCGTCCACCGGGCTCGACACCTGGGTGACGGTCGCAGAACCGCCAGAGGTGACGGTCACGACGCCGGCCGTGCTCACGGTGTAGACATCGTTGAGCCGATACGTGGCCGCCGCGAAGGTGAGCGTGGTGAACGTGCCGGGCACGCGGTAGGGGAAGCTGGTGGCCGTGCTGGTGACGGTCGAGCCGTAAGCCCCACCGCCCACGCTGAACTGAAACTGTGCCGTCCCGAGCGTTCCGCCGGTCACGCACTTGGCGAGGATTTGCTCATCGGGGCCGGACGAGGCGGTGATGACACCGGCGCCGGTGCCCTGATGGGTAATCGCGCTGATGGATCCGGCCGAGCTGATGGGCACGGGGACAAACAGCACCGTCCCGCCGCTGCGCCGGGTGTGGTTGATTGTGCAGTCGCAGCCGGGGCCGCCTTTCAAGAGGCGCTTGGCGACGGTACTGCTCGAGCAAACCTGAATCACGCCGGGCTCGCCGAGGAGTGACAGCCCGATCTTGACCGACGACTTGCCGGCGCCACTGGTGACGATGCCGAGCCCGCCGTTGCGGAACCTAACGCTTGCTTTTGGGAGTGCCATGGGGTGGGGTCTCCTTGCTATCGGGCATCGACGGCGGACAGCGCCGCCACGGCCTCGTTGTAGGTGGTTTCGGAAATCTCAGAATCCAGGGACCAGCGGTGATGCAGGCACACGGCCTGAACCTTCCAGCTCTGGCGGTTGAACTTCACCGGGCGCATGCGATCGCCCGCGAACGTCTCGGGCAGGTGTCCCGCCTTGGTGGCCCACACGCGAACCGCTGCCACGGGGGGCTTGTCGTCGGTTTCGATCTGCTGCTCAGACATGGGGGGCGAACTCCGTGCGAACGGTGGCCTTGGTGATGTGCGCCGTGGGATTGTCCTCGCGAATGAGCGGGACCCTCACCTCGACGACCAATTCCAGCGACATCCCGATTCCGGTACGACCGCTGTTGAACCAGGTGGCCGAGCCGATCGCGTAGGATTGCGGTGTGCTGGTCCGGTGGATGATGTTCATCAGTTTGGACATCAGGGTTTCGGTGAGCCGTGTGCCTTGGTAGGCCATGCCGCTCTCGGTGAACGTGCCCTCGGGCGGGACGCCGCCGAACAGCACGAACGACACCGGGACAGAGCGCACCAGCAGCATCCCGGGAGAACCGGGCGCACCCTGGCGCTGGGGCGGCATGAAACTCTCGGTGAGCGGGCACCAGTGGATACCAGGCGGCGACGTGTCGGCCGCGTCGTCCTCGGGCCCGTAGACCGTGACCGGCAGGCCGTAGCCCGCGAAATTCTGGTTGGTGGCCACCAGCTCGTCGAGCCAGCGCCTCACCACGTCGCCCACGTGGGCCACCTGGTCGGTGCGCGCGATCGTCATTGCCGCGCCCCCTTCTCAACCCAGCGGCGCATCAGCCCGACCGTCTCCCGCTGGATCATCTTGTTCCAGCTTGCCGGCATGCCCATCTCGGGAGAGGGCAGCATCATGCGCTGAGGGATGGTGATTCCCTCGGCAAAGGTGCGGCTGTAGCGCCCGGCCTGCACCTGTTGCCCGACTCGGTGCGCGCGCTTGGCTTGGGCCATGGACGCGAATCTGTTGTTCACCCGATAGGTGACGTTGCCGTAGCTGGCGAGTCGCGAGTGGGGCGCAATGTGGGCGCCGTTCTGGTGGACGCTGGCGTAGCCCGTCGGGATGGCCACGCCGCCCGATCGCCCCTGCTGAATCGATGCGGTGGAGTTCCGCATGCGGGAGGTACCAATCAGGATCTTCTGCCCGCGCACCTTCTTTCCCTTGGCAATGGCCGCGAGGCGGGCCCGCTTGTCTCGGGTGCGCTCGCGGGCCAGCGGCTTCCACTCTCGCCCGTAGGGGTCGGCCTGCTTGCGAAAGCAGTCCATCGTGAGCTTGACCCCGCCGGCCGAAACCAGTTGAGCCAGGCGAGGCACGTGGGCACCGAGGCGCAGGCTTTCAAAGTCGCGGCGCATGCGGGCCAGTGCACCCTTGTCGTAGGTCACGCCTGCCACGTCAGTTCCTCCCCTGGAAAGCGCCGCCGCGGCCGAAGCCAGAGGAGGAGTATCCCCGCCCAGAATAGGAAGACACCTGGGCGGTGCCACCGTTCTGGGCGAGGCCTGGGAGAGCGGACGGAGCGGAGTCGGTGACGTTGGGCGAGAACTTGCCCGAAGAGATGTCCCGCAGATTCGCGATCGAATCGTCGTACATCTTCTCAAGCTGCTCGTCGCCCTGGCGGGCCGAGTTGAACCCGCGGACCATCAGCAGGTCATGCACGGCGATCTTGGCGCAGAGGCGACGGATATCAACTCCCCAGGCCACCAAAGGGAGCTGGTAACGGGACCGGAGGTAACCGTCAATCACGTCGCTAGCTGCATCGATGGCGGCCTGGAGAACTTCGGGCAAAATACTGCGCAGGGCTTCGGCTCGAATCCCGTAGGTTGTGAGCTCGTCCGCTGTGCAGTAGCTGGCCATCAGCCGCGCTTGCCCTTCTTGGTGCTTTCAATCGCGGGCGCAGTGAGCTGCTCAAGCTGTTTGTTCAGCTCGTCGCGCTCGGCCTGAGCCTTGGCGGCCTTGTCGTTGGCTTCGTCGATCAGCTTGTTCTGCTTCTCGATGACGCCTTGAAGGCGAATGATCTCGGCCTGCGCTTGGGCAGACGATGCAGGACCTTCCTTTTCGAGCTTCTCCAGCTTGCGCTCGGCGGTGAGCGCGCGAGCTTCGGCGTCGGCCGCTTTCTTCTCGGCCTCGACCAGCTTGGAGATCGCCGTCTGGACATCGGCCACGTTCTCGCCCAATGGGCGGACGGTCAGCATCTTGTCCGAGCAAATGCGCTTCCACGCCCGCTGCCCGATCTTGATCGGGTCGGGGTACTGCCTGCGCTCGTCGCCGACCATGCGGGAGAGCATCGGGCAATCCTCTTGTTCGAGGACTTCGACCTCGACAGGCTGACCGCTCGGCCATGCTCGGCCTGGCGTGCTGTAGCTGGGGTGCCCCATCCCAGAACGGTCCACTGCTGTGACGGTGTACTTTGCCATCGCGTTCTTGGTTACCTCTGTTGCTGTTGGGGGAAGCGGTTCGGCGAGCCGGGCAACAGCAACCCGGCCCGCCGATTCGAGGGACTACGAGGGAGCGAGGCGAATGGCAGTCCAGGGCAGGCCGTAGCCTGCGCAACCGCGACCGTCCACGCCGTAGGTCAACTTCTTGGTGTCGAAGACCTTGGGATCTTCGGGGTTGATGCGAGCCTTGAACATCACGGGCTCGCGCACCTGCCAGAGGAAGGGCTTGAGCGACTTCTTGGTGTCCAGGGCGTAGCCCGCGGTGGTGTCGCTCGTGAGCCACGAGGAGCAGACCACGGTGATCTTGCCCTGGTAGATGTTCGTCACGCCAGCGCCGGCCACGTTGTTGCCGGTTCCCTGCACGGCCTGGATGGTCGCCACGATGGTGGACGAGTCCGCGATCGTCAGAGCAGCGTCGAGCAGGTCGGGGCCGACCAGCAGCGTGTCGGGGATGGCGTTCAGGGGCTTGCCACCGTCATCCTTGAACTTCATCATCGCGGCCTTGGCCTTCGACCACGCGCCCTTCGGGTCAGTCGCCAGGTTGTAGCTGGCGCCCACGAGGTTGTTGTCGTAGGTGCCGAGGGTGGAGTCATCCACGTTGACCGGGTGGGCGTCAGCGAAGAACGCCTGGCCATCCCAGCAGATCGCCGTGGTGCCGTTGTACACGGCCTTGGCGGTCTCTTGGTCGGGCAGGGTCTTGCCGACGCGGGCCAGGTTCTCGACGACGGCGCCGAAAAACCCGTATTGGTCATCGGACACCTTGTCCAAGTCCAGCTCGACCGTGCGCTCGAAGGGAGCGTTGCGGAGGGTGTACGACCGGCCGGCGGCGTCGACAGCCTGGCGGCTGCCTTCCCACTTGCGCATTCCGCCGAACTGGGCGAGCCAGCCGTACACGTTCTCGGACGTGGACGACGGGACCTCGCTGGCGTACTGCTGCCAGGTCGTCGGCGTCACGTCGAACATCGACTGAAACTGCCGGCTGTACTGCTGGAAGAGGAACTTCAGATTCTGAGGAGTGATTTGCATCGGAGTTGCTCCCTTTAGGCGACCCGCAGGCCGCGGACGACGACGATGCAGGCGACGTTCGCCGCGCTCGCCTTGGTTCGGGTGATCTTGAGGGTGCCGCCGGCGGCGACGGTCTGTTGCGCATCGTCGATCGTGCCAGCACGCACGACAACCTTGTCGGCGACGTTGATGCTCATGGCGTCGGTGATGGCGGTGGATCCATTCTTCACCGTGATGGTGTCGCTGGCGCCACCGGCGCCGGCCGTCTTGATGACGGTCACGTCGGTGATCATGGTTTTGTGGGTCAGGACGACGTCGACGTCTCCGGTCGCGCCGTCTGCAACGGCGATCCGGTGCACGACGTACAGGCCGCCGACCACGTTGGCGTCGGCCGTGTTGGCGACCTGGGTGCCGGTCAGCACGCCCGCGAGGGTGGTGCCGGTCGAGCTCTTGAGGTCGGTGTCCAATGCCTGGCGAGTGGTGATCTCGCTGGCAAGGGCAGTGCCGAACGCGGGGCCGATGTGGACCCAAACGCCCGAGCTGTCCACGCGGCGGACGATGCCAGCCACGGACTTGCTGGTGCTGGTGTGGCAGACGGTCGTGTCGTCGGCGATGTAGCAGAACGCCTCGACGTCAGCCTGAACGACCAGATCGTCGCTCTTGTTGGCGAAGCAGAACACGCCACGACGGACGCGGGCATTCATGTCGCCAGCTTGGCCGGCCGAGTTGTCCTGGTATCCCTCGACCACCTCGCCGGTGAAGTCGAAAATGCCAACGACGGCCTTGCCAGTGGCGGCGGTGCCGGGTTCGACGTAGCCGGCGGCATTGAGAACCGCGATGCCGCCCTGGTACGCCTTGACGGCGGCCTGGGGGTAGTACGCGAGATCGGGTTGCTCGTCGGAGGTTCGGGGAGCTGCAGCAGTGAGTGCCATGATGTTTTGCCTTCCTTACTTGGCCGAAGTGGCGGCCTGCTTGAACGCGGCCTCGCCGCCGAATTGACCGGCGCAGTTGCGCGCGATTGCGATTTGCATGGGGTCCACGGCGCTAGCCGCGACGGGCTCGTGGCTGGTGCCAGTGAGCGACACGATCGGCTCCTTGGGCATGAACGCCTTCAGGGCGGACAGGGCCTTGGTGGTGCCGAGTTCCTTCTTGAGAGCGACGAAGCTGTCCTTCATCGCCGGGGGCAACTTGCCTTCCTTGACCGACGAATCGCAGAGCGTGGTGAACTCGGTCTCTTCGGCCGCGGCCTTGGAGGCTGCGATCTCGGCCTTCAGCGCGACCAGTTCGGCCGCTTGGGTGGCCATCAGACTGACGGCGCCCATGGCCTCAGTCACCGACGCTTTGCCGGTGGTGGCGATTACGTGGCTGCGCAGGGCCTTCAGCTCCTTGTCGCCTTCGTGCTCGCTCGACTCTTCCTTGGCCCAGTCGTCGAACGACTTGCCGGTCTTCTTGAGGCAGAGGGCGCTCATGCCTTCGCACTTGCCCTTCAGCTCTTCGCGTTCCTTCTCGGCCTGGGACAGCTTCTCTCGGAGTGCCTTCAGTTCCTCTTCCATGTCTTTGTCCTTTGTTGGGGCTGTTTCGCTCGCGGCCACCAACGGCGCGATCTCGTAGGACGCGGGCAAATTGGTCAGCGCGAAGTTGATCAGCGCGGCGATCCGACCGCTCTCGTCGGGCACGAATGCCGGGCTGTAGAGGCGGTATTCACCGGACTCCAAACGCTCGCGGGCACGGTCGGCCCACTGGATCTGCGTCGCCCAGCACTCGGGTCCGCCGTTGGCGTCGCGTCGAATCTCGGGCACCCACTGCGTGGCCGAGGCCGGCGCTTCCATGGGGGGCGTCGCAAGGGACTGGTGCTCGTAGTCACCCATCAGCGGGACGCTGTGGTTACGAGCCGCGTAGGCCTCCATCACGAGCTGGGCCGCGACGTCATCGAAAAGGAAGTCGCCCTTACTGGTGTGATTCAGGCCTGCGTGAAACAGGCGAATCTCAGTGGGGGCGGTGCGCTTGCCGTCTTGGCCAGCGTCGAACGAGGCAACAGCATAGGCCGCAAGTGCGACCAGTTTCTCGTGCTCACGTTGCCGGCGCTTTGCTTCGCCCATCCCCTCGGGTGGTACGGGCGATCACGGTTGCGCGAAATGACCCATTGACCGCTGCACTCAGTTTGTTACAACTCAAGGCATGAGACTTCTGCCGAATAACAAACCACTCGACAGCGCGACCACCGCCATTGTCCGCGAATATGTTTCGCGTCGGGGCGAACGAGGGGCGGCCGATCGCCTATGCGTATCGCGCGGTACGATTCGGGGAATTATGGCGGAGAAGCCGATCCACCTGAGCATCAGCGTGTGCGTGCGGGCGATGCTGGGGCTTCCGGTGCGCGAAGAAGTTTTGAACGAAAGCGATATGGCCGAACTGGATGGTGCCCAATGATGGCCAGGGCAACAGCGAGACTGGATGACGTTCAGTGCGACCGGGTGAAGGCGCTCATTGAAAAGAAGGGGCTACACCACGCATCCCGGATCTTCGACATCTGCCCGGACAGCTTGAAGGTGGCCAGCCTTGGCGGTGCCATCTCGAGCGGGACCGTGGCCAAGGTGGTGCTCAAGATACGGGAGCGGGACGAGGCGGGGAAGACGCCGTGAAACCCGGCGAGCGCCTCGTGTGGGCCGCAGCGTTTGCCCAGGTGATTGCCACCGTTGACGATCCGGCCGCAGACTTGCGCCTGCTGCTTACAAAAGCTGTCTGTTGCGCTCACCTGGCCGTGCGAGGCCTGCGGGCGGCCAATTATCTCGCGACCAATAATGCAACCGGCGAAAACGCCGAGGCCTGGGCGATGGCGCAAGACATGGCCGGGTCCACCAACTGAACCGAGGTAACCCATGGGCGACCACAAGACCAATCCCCGTTCCATCGTGAAAGACATCCTGCCCCCGCTGCTGCCACCGGGTTGCCGCGCTGGCGTCGACATCCAGCCGCGGGTTGTGCCCAAGGTCAACGTGCTGCTGGTTGGGCCCGATGACTTCCGGTTTGTCGACGACGACTGCGAGGTGTTCGTCAATGACAAGTGGGAGGTAGTACCCGAAGGCACCGTGGTCCACCCCACAGATCAACCGCTGCCGCCCGAGCTGTGTGACGTGGTGGTGATGCTGCGCACGCTGGTCGCGGAGCCTGGATCGCGCGGGATAGTCGTCCCGGGGCAGTCTCCAAGCGGCAACGTCTCGGCACTGGAGTTTGCCGAGCTGGGACGCGCGCCGCTGTTGGAGTGGCAGGCGCGGCACTTGGGGGCGCTGCGGGGAAGCGAGGTCGGGTGATGCTCGGCAAGGTGACCGAATGGGGACCACCGCCGCCGCTCCCCGATGACATTCGCGATCTGCCTCACTTCGACAAGTTCGTCGCGCACTGCATGCTTTTGCCTCCCGGGGTCCGTTCGATGACCTACGGCGAGTTTTGCCAGGACGTTTCCGAGGGACTGCGCTGATGAACTCGGTTTCGCACGAGGGTCAGCTCGTCTTGTTCAGGAACGCCACCGGAGAAGGGTTTGTCCAGCGCCACGACGCTGCGGCAGGTGTCCCCGTTTATCTCGTTGGCGCCGGAACCGTTGCGAAGATCAGCAGCATTGTCGACGGCCAGAGCATCGGCCGCGCTGTACTTCCCGTCGGAACGTATCAAGAGGAAGTTGTCAGGGAGCATCCCGGTTGCATCATCGTGGCGATGCGCAAGGGGATTCCGGCGTCGCATGTCTCGGCGTTCTTTGACGAGGCAGAGGGAGCGCGCGATCGCGCAATCGTCGGGTTCGCCACCGATGCCCCGCAACCACCAGAGCCGCGCGAGCCGATCAGGTGCCCGCACGGCAGCGAGATGGCGGCGCTCGTGGCGATGCTGGAAAGGGCAGGCATCCCGTACGATTGGAGCCCCGACGGCTCGGGGACCGAGGTTGCGATAGGCAACAGCGGGGAGAGCGCGCCGCCGCGGTTCTACATGGGACATGGCGCTGGGGCTTCCTTCCAGTTCGACAGCTCGGGAACGCTCATTCGTCTTGAGCTTTCGGGGGATTGACCATGAGCAAGCGCACGCGCTGCCGAGCTAGTCACCGCAGCCCGACGGTCATCTATCCCGACGTGGTAGCATCCAAGGGACCATGATGGTCCTCTTCCTCGCCGGCCTCTGCGACCTATGCGGCGAAGCTCGCCCCCTGGCCACGCGCGAGCAATGCAAAGCCGCGGGGCTCGACCTGGACGCGGCAGTTTGCGTGGAGTGCTTGGGGAGAGCGCGGCCGGCGACGAGCAAGACGCCAGCGCCTGAACCGGATAAGCCGAGCTAGCCCTCGTACTCGGCCAGCTTCTTTTCCAGCGCGTCCCGCAGCTCGGGATCCAAGTCGGTCAAGTCAGGCGACCAGTCCTTGCCTTCACTGCTGGGCTCGTTTCCGAACCCTTCGTCGGCCTCAACGTCGGGTACGTCGTCGGCGCTGGTAATGCCTTCCTCTTCGGCTTCCTCGGGGGATAGCGCAACGACCGAGCATTCGCATTGGTGGTGCAAGGGAGGATGCGCCCTTGACCACACCGGGTCGTCGGCAGGACGGATCATCCCGTGGAACTCGTGGCACACCTCGCACTCACGATCGTTGTCGGTGTCGTCGTAGCGCCAGTATGGCCGCGCCTCTTTGACGGCGGGCGCGCTGTTGATGGCATGCCGGCCTTCGGCGTAGGCCGTCTGAATGTTGGTGCGGAAAATGGTCTCGATGCGGCTGGGGATCTCCGCCCCTCCCCACTCGTTGATCAGCTTGTCGGACACCGCGTCGCGGAAATCCCCGATCGCCGTGCCGTCCTCGACCGCCTTGTCCACGGCGTCGAGCACGTCTTGCAGCACATCGATGCGGGCCACCTGCGAGACCGTGAAGGCGTGCTCGCGCTCCTCGGCCTGCATCTCGTCCCACTTCTCGCGCGGCACGGGCACCCGCTTGCGTACCGAATCGATTGCCTCGCGGTAGTGCTCTTCGGCGGGGATTTGTAGGTCAGCCACGGGTCGGCCCTACTTGTGCAGGACCCCGTGCAGCGCAGACTCGCGGCCGTGGAGCCGCGCCAGCAGGTTCACGTTCTTGACCAGCGCCGCGATCTTGTCCATGTCGGCGCCGCCCTTGCGGGCCTCGGCCACGATGAACTTGCGGACGTCCTCGTAGGTCTCGGCGCCGTCGATCATCGCCAGCACCTTCTCGACGAAGGGAGCCATGGCCTTGGAGGCGCCGCGGGCTGCGAGCTTGGCCTGTGCCACCTGGTACTTGGCGCCCTTGCGGGTCTTGCCCACACCTGCGCTCAGCGCGACGGGGTTGGAGAGCGTGCGAAGGGCGGCAGAGGGGGCGGCGCCGGCCTCGGCGTTTGCGGCCTCACTGATGATGGTCGAGTGCTTGGCCTGGTCCTCAGCCACGGTCAACTCGCCATCAACAGCCAGCGGGGGCATGCCCTGCTGGGCGCGAACCTCGTTGACCTTGGTGACCGCCGCCGCAGCCGACGGGGTGATCATCACGGCCCCGCCGCTCTGCTGTGGCTGCAATACGCGCTGGCGCTCAATCGCCGCCTCCAGCTCTTCGCCCTCGCGCATCGGCAGCCCGTGGGCCTCGAGCACGGCCTCGGCGTCGAGCTCGGGCGGAGCGTCCTTCAGGGCTTGCACGATGGTCAGCAGCTCTTGGGCCGTTTGCGTCGGGTCCTCGGGCGCGTCAAAGGACGGCCGGGGGTAGGGCGCCAGCTCGGGATCGCCGGTCGAATACATCGCCCACCAGGTCAGCACCTGCTCGCGCAGCACGCGGAATATCTCGGCGTCGCGCTTTTTCACGTCGCCACGCACGTGCTCGTGGACCTTACTGGCTGCGAGTGATCCGCCCGACACCTCGGTGGTGAGGTTCTGGCCCAACACGCGAACTGCGATGTTGCTGTTGAGCTGGTCCTCGCGACCCTTGAAAATCTGCCAGCCCGTGCCCTCCACCTGGTGCAGCTCGATGCCCCAGCCGGGCTCATCCTTGGTGCGGCCCTGCGGCGTGACGATCGTGGGCTCGTTGCCCAGGCCGCGCAGGCGATTCTCAAAGGCTCGTTTCTCGGCCTCGCTCGCACCTGCGGGGGTCTTGCCCTCGATGATGCCCATGCCGTATTTCTCGCTGTACCGGGCGGCGTCCCGCTGGTTCCAGCCTCGGTCAATGTAGGGCACGCCGAGGGAGCGCACCAGCCCGGTCATCCACGAGCGATAGCCGCCCCACACGAACCACTTGCCATCGCAGCGAATGTTCTCGTCGGGCTTGGGCAGGTACACGATGGGCTCGCCCCACGACGTGACGACGTAGCCCCACGATGCCCAGTCCCACCGCAAGAAGCGCGGGTGCCAGCACGTGACCTTCGGCACCCACTGGCCGTCTCGCGTGTCCCAGTCGATCTTGCCGAACGCCACGCCGATACCGATCTTCCACTTCAGGATCTCATTCATCGTGGTCGCGTCGACCATGCGGTTCCACAGTCCGTCGTCCTCGGTGCGGTCATTGCCGCCCAGAAGCTCGGCCAGCTTGGTCGACTTGCGCTTATCGTCGGCGGGCACGAAGCCCAAGTCCGCCGCCGTGATGCCGCCGGCCCGCGTGTCGAATACGGCCCCGATTCGGTCGTCGGAAAGGCACTCTTCCCAAAACGTCGCGCTGTTGAGGAACACGCCTTGCTCGTGCTCCTGCATGATCGCGCGGAGCGTGTCGATGCTGTCGGTGGACCGCCAATTGGTGTAGAGCGGGAGCTGTCGAAAGACTTGGGTGTCCGGGCGCATCCCCTCGGGTGGTACGACTGTCAAGGGTTGCGGTCAAGGGGCGTGGTCAGCGGCGGGGGCGCCAGAGGGTTTGCGTGGGGGCCTGGTAGGGTTCGGGCGCCGGAGCGACCAGCATGTCGGTCAGGATGTGCACCAGGGCGTCGATGTCGTCGGGCGAGTCCTCGGCTTGTTCCTTGGGGTCCCAACTACACATGCGATCTTCCAGCTTGGTGAACATCCCAATGTGGTGAACCTTGCCCTGCTCGTACAGGGCCGACACCGGCTCGGCCCGTAGCTTCTTGCCGTCCTTGGCGTGGACGCCGCGGTAGTTCAGGCGCTTGGCCTGGTCGTGCGTGCGCAGCAGCGATTCGATCCAGTCGCCGCCCTGGTTGGTCTCACCGATGACCGCGTTGGCCCCGCGGCGCGTGTACACGTCCAGCACCTTCTCGCAGGTCTCGTTGGGCGAGTAGACGTCGGTGGCGTCCTCCAGCACGAACCCGTGCAACTCGGGCTGGCCCTTGCACATGCACATGCCGCAGCCGGCGGCCACGATGCCGGCCTCGTCGCTGTTCTTGCTGTTTGTGGTGGACGGGTCGAGGCCCACGCCCACCTTGGAAAAAACCACCCCCATCGACGCGAACTCGGCCAGGGTCAGGCGGCACCTGTCGATCTGCGCCCGCTTCCACATGGCCCCGGGGTTGTCGTCGAGAATGACGGCGTCGATCTCCTGCTGCCCCAACCGCGTGCCCTCGTACTTGTCGCGCACGCGCTTGAGGAACTTGGGCGCCAGGTTGCGCTTGCTTTCGTAGGTGCTGCCGGTGGTGGTGACGGTGCTGGGGTCGGCTTCTAGCTCGCGCAGGAACTTCAAGCCTCGCGGCGTGCTGGTGATCAGCGCCTGCGGGTTGATGCCGATGCGCAGGCCGAACTGGAGCATGTCCCACGTCTCTTCGAGTCGCGCCCACGCCGCCAGCTCGTCGCACCACGCGAAGTCGTGCTGCGGGCCTCGCAATCGATCGGGCTCTTCGGCGCTGTACAGGGCCACCTGGGCGCCGTTGGGCCACGTAACCCGGCGCTTCGATGGCTCGTAGACCGGGCGATTCCACGGGGGGCACACGGCGATCAGGCCTGACGTGCCCTCGACCATGACGTCGCGAGCATCGGCCGCTGTCGGGGCCACGAGCGCGCCACGACCGCAGCCGTCGTGCTCTATCTTCCAGCGCACCCATTCGGCGCCCGTTCTCGTCTTGCCGAATCCACGTCCCGCGCGCAGGTGCCACGTGGACCAGTCGCCCAGCGGGGCTAGCTGCTTCTTGCGGGCGATGAACGACCAGTCGAACTGCAGCTCAAGCTGGGCCTGGCGCGGGTACGACTCCCACAGCTCGAGGAAAGCTTCCTCCCCGAGTTCGTCTATCGCCCGTTGGAGCTCCGAACGGTCGTCGGGGTCACTTCGCGCCAGCGTCATTTGCCGGCGCCTCGGGCTGTGGTTCCGCCTCTTGCTGGGCCGCCTTGCGACGCTCGGCGATGGCCGCACGCAGGGTGTCGCCGATGCTGTCGGGGCCCAACGGGCTCATGCTGCCGTCTTCGCTGGACAGGTCGACCTGTTGTCTTGGGCGGCCGGCATACTGCTCGCGCAGGCCCTTGCGGGCGGCGTCGCTCTTGCCCAGGCCGGCGATAACCTCACGATGGACCAGGGCATCGATCAGCGGCGTGTCCTCGGGCAGCCCGAGCTTCTTGACCATGGCCAGCTCGACCGATGTGGCCGCAGCACCCTCAAGAATCTTGGCGATACGCTCGACGCGCGTACGCCCGTTCTTGCCCGTCGGATTTCGCGAGGGGTCCCCCGGCTTGCTCTTGATCAGGTTGGCCAGGCTGTTGGGGTTCTTGCCGCGCTTGTCGGGCGGGAATGGGGAGTCGTCAGACATCGGCGCTTGTCCTCTCGGCCTCTGCCCTCATCCTCCGAGCAACGGCGCGCAGTTTCTCCTTTTGCGTGAAGCTGGTTAGGAAGTCGGCCGGGTGGGGCTCGTCGATCTCGTACTTGCGTAGATAGGAAGCCAGATCGAAATGAGCCGACAATCTGCGCACCTTGTCCGCGGCAGGATTGCTTTGCAGCTTAGGGGCAAAGCAGATCGCTTCCCAACACGCGTCCGTCGCGGCGGTTGCCCGTTCCGCCACAACAGTCACCAAATGCGACCATGGACCCTCGTTGCTGAAGCTGTGCATTGCTCTCAGGTTGGGTCGATCAACGATCACCTGAGCGGATAGGTCACTCATCGTCGGGGCCAATCTGACCGGCTCCCATTGCATGGGGGTCAAGTTAGACGGACGGAATGGAGTCGACTGCAGAACTACGATGACCCTCCCCTTGGGCTGAGCCTCGGCGAACGTGGCATACAGCTCTTTCTTGTCAGCATCCGTCTCGGTCGGCATGTTGCTGATGTTGTAGGCAAGGACAGTGCTTGTTCCTCCGAACGACCCAACATGTTCGATGCCCCCGATCACATCCGATCGGGTTATCCGCTTACCGTAGCATGCCCGTAGGCGCTGGGAGAACCCGTCGAGGGCACTGCGGATCCTGCCATGCTTGCGATCGATTCCCCTCAACCTATCCCAAGTTATTTCAGGCGAAGACGCTGCGACCGATGTCTGGATGTAGTCCCCCGCAGGTCCGCGATACTTTCGCGCCCATGAGTAGTGACAGAATTTGCACTTTCTCTTGCACCCAATGAACTGCTCGACCTTGCCGCAGACCTCATGGGGATACAACTCGGATTGCCCCATGATCACCGGACTAACGTCAGGAAGATTCATCACCGACGGATGTTCAAAGGGCCTGCCATCAACTGCTGCCTCGACCAACCGTAGGGCGAAAGATTCGGACCTCCCGAATGCTGCATAGTCGATCAGATTTCTCACCACGTGCGGGTTCTGCATGCCTGCTCCACCTGCAACCACTCGAAAGGTTCGGCTGCCGCGTTTCCAGTCCGAACGCCTCCCGACTGCTTGGGTAAGAGCCAACATGTCGTAGGTTGATGTCATGGATACGAGCACCACCCTATGCTCGTGAGCCGATTCGGGTGAGCAATACCCAACCTGCAATCCGCCGCGCCTAAGGACGTCGGCGATCAGCTCAACACCCATGTTACCAAGTCCATCAAAAGATTCATCTTCGCTCCGCTGCTTGGCGGGGCGATAGACCAAGATCGCAACTTCACTACTTGTCGACATAGCGAAACCCGCATTTAGGGCACGTCGACAATTTGTCACCGGTCGAATCCTCACCCGTCAGGTTGCCAAGCTCATCGTCATTGGCGGACTCCATATCAGCCAGCTCCTTCTCCAGCGCTCCCAGCTCCAACTCCGCAAACCCCTCGACGTCCTCCAGCTCCTTGAGCTGCGCCAGCGCGTCCTCGGTGAAGTCTCCGCCGATGTGCGGGTTGTTGGCCACGAGGTTCGCCATGCGCTGCTTGTCCTCGTCCCAGTCCACGAAACGCACGCGGAAGCGCTCGCCGGTCTTGGGATGCAGGACGTAGCCATCGGCGCCGGTGCGCACCACCTCGACGGCACCGGCCGCGCGTAGGCGCTCGAGCCGCTGGTGGGCGCCGACGATCTGGCCGGTGCGATCGTTGAATACGATGCCAGACAGATCGCCGAACGCCTCCAGCGACACGCCAAGGCCCGCCCGGGCGGCGGCGCTCATCTTGCGCGGGTTGCGCGGGTCAGGTGCCAGCGCATCGAGCGGGACGCGAATCGATTCGACTCCAGTTCCTGGTTTAGACTTTGCCACGTTATGTCAGGTGGTACGCGCCTCGTGCCTTGCGGTCAATGGGCCACCGATTCCGCGATCTAAAACCGCGCCTCGCGCCCAATTCCCCGGGGGCCATGCTGCTGCCCGTCATCGCCCTGTCCGCTACCGCCTGCGCCCTGACGGGACTTACCGTCGCAATGTTCCGCCTGAGACGGGACCGCCGCGACATCGCCTACCTGGTCGAGACGGTCCAGCTCCTCGAAGATGCCAACTACCGCCTGGCCTGCGAGCTGTGCGGCACGGCAGCGGTTGACCACGCCGTCGCTCGGGCGGGAGTTCGGAAAAGAAACTGACGATTCTTTGTTGACATACCAGCGGGCGCTGGTATGATGATTCTCATGGAAACGACGACGCGCTACGCAGACGATGTTCCGCTGGCCCTGGCTACCTCGGCCCACCAATGGACATCGCATGTCCCTGAGACCCGCGGAGAACAAGAGCGCGCCGACTACGACCGCACGCTGGCCAGCGACCGGGCCGAGCTGGAGAAGATCGCGGGCGAGGACCCGGCCAAGTTGGAGACGCTGTCCGCCGAGTGGGACGTCTACCGCGCTGGATACCGCACGCGCTTCCTCGCACGCCTGTCCGCGATGAGCCGATGCGCGTCCACGATGGTCACTGGCGCCAGCGGGTTCAATGCCCGCCGGGCCCAGAAGCGCAACGACACCGCCGACAAGCGCGGGCAAGAGCTGCGGGATTACCGCGAGCGCACCCTGGCCGCCATCCGTCGCGCCCTGCAGCCAGAGCTGGCCCCGATTCGACGAGGGGACACCGACGAGCGCGAGCGCCTTCTGTCCAAGCTGGAAGAGCGCGAGGCTTTCCAGGCGCTGGCCATTAAGGCGAACAAGGCGATCAAAGGCCTGAACACGCCGGCCGAGC